ATGTTCTCCAGTTCGCCGCGGACGATGACGAAGCCCGTGCCGTTGTTGGCGATGGACGTCTTGACGAAGCCGATGGTCTGGGCGGAGTTCGTATCGTTGTTAGCCTGGGCGAGCGTGATCAGGGGCTTGTTGCCCGTGGCTCCGCTGATGTAGACGATGGAACCTGCAGGGATAGTCGAGCCTGACTGGTTGCGGACTTCGACCTCGAGGTTGCGAGCGACAGCCGTACCGCCAGCAAGGGCGGACTGCACGAAGGCGGTCGTAGCGATGGAAGTGTCGTTGTCGCCGAAGGTCGGGGTGACGGCCCGGGCGTCTCCCGTGAAGACAGGGCTGGCCAGCGGGGCGTACGGCGACAGGTCAATCGTCAGGTTGCCAGACGTGACCGACAGGGGCGACGAGACGCTGGTGATGTACGACGAGGTAGCCGTAACGACATCCCAAGCGCCGTTCTTTCGGGCGTATTGCGATCCGTCCGAAGGCGCGTCATTGATGACCGCCAGAGAGCCGAGCCCGAGGTTAGTCCGGGCGGTGCTGGTCGAGGCAAGGCCGCTCAGGTTCCCAGCCTTCGACAGGTAGTCCGACATCCCCGACAAGGTCTGGAACGTGGCGCTGGCCGTGGCGGTCGTGAGGTAGGCCGACAGGTCGACGGAGAGGTTGCCGGACGTGACGGAGAGCGGAGACGAGACGCTCGTGATGTAGTCAGGGGTCGAGCCGGTGAAGGCGGTCGTCTGGACGGTGCCGTTGGGGAACGTGATACCGACGGACGGCTGGATCGTAAAGGAGCCAGAGGTCGCGTGCGTCAGCGAAAGCGAGGTCGGCGTGAGGTTCGCGACGTTGGCGCCGGAACCCTGCACGGTGACGCCGGCGAAAGTCGGGGTGCTCAGGGAGCCTAGCCCGAGGTTATCCCTGGCGGCCGAGACGGAGGCGACGGAGGCGAGGTTATCCGCCTTGCTCAGGTAGGGCGTCAGGGCGGAGGACGTGATGTAGCCCTGCCCAGTGACCCACGATTCCGTCGCGTATCCTGATAGGCTGGCTGCCGTCAGGAAGCCCGATGGGTTACCAGTGAGGGGGTAGTATCCAGCGGCGGCAGCCGAGGTCGTCAGATACGAGCTCATGCCTGCCAGCGTCTGGAACGTTGCGTTGGCCGTGGCGGTCGTCAGGTAAGGGCTGAGGGCCGAGGACGTGATGTAGCCGGAAGGGTTGCTCGTCGAGTACTTGCCGTCGAGCGCCGTCTGGAGATCGGTCTGGTCGGACAGCGTGCCGACGATGCTTCCCCACGTGCCGCCTTCTCCGGGAGGGCCTTCGGGGCCGATGGGGCCCGGGATACCCTGCTCGCCTTGCGGTCCAGGGACGCCCACCGAACCCGACAGCGTGCCAGTGATGACGCCAGTGACCGTCCCCGTGACGGTGGACTGGTCGGCGGCGAACGTGCCGGTGATGGTCCCGAAGGTCGAGGCCGTGGACGTGATGATCGCGTCGGGCATGGCTTAGACCGTTACAGAGTCGATGACGTTGACGCGGAATATTTCGGAGCGGCTGATGCTCGAGCCACTAAAGGCAAATTTGATGTCCCAGCGACCGACCCCGATGGCCCAGTCCGCCGTCGAGCCGGTGTAGGCCACCGTGAAGGACAGGCCGTCACCCGCCTTGGTGATGGTCATCGCGTATTGGTTGAACTGCTTGTCCTCGAAGGTCGAGGTGATCGTGGTCGTGAGCAGGTTAGCCGGACCAGAGGCACCCGGCGTCCAGGTGAACGTGCAGGCGAAGGTGTTGCCCCTCGAGACGGTTACGGTGTTTGGGCAGCTCATCGGGTCTTAAACTTGCCCCGATTGGAAGGGGGTCAGAAAGCCGTGAAAGTGTCGATGTCCGAGACCGAGGTGATGGCGTTCAGGCCGATGTCCTGCCCGAACCAAGCGGCGTAGGGAGGGTCGTTCTCGAAGGCGTCTGCCGTGGCGGCCACTGTGCCCCCGCTGTAAGTCACTGTCAGGCCGACAAAGGAGTCCGTGATGTCCCTGAAGTCTAGAAGGTTGTATACGCTGGTATAGACCGGGTTGGTCGTGTCGTTCCAGATGGCGTCATAGGCACCGACGCTGATATAACCAGGCGAGGTTCCAAAGCCGTTGTTATAACCTACGATAGGCCCAGCGTATTGAGTGTGCGGATTGCTGTTTACGTCCAACCAATCGGTCGTGTACGGCCATTGGTCCACCCTGACGAAGAGGCCCTCGTCGGGGTGAAAGCCTGAGTCGATGACCAGGTTGTGGAACTGTGGCCCTGGGCCGACATACTTATGCCACTGATCGTAAGCGCCGATGAGCGGGCAGCGGAGTTGAGCCCACGTCGAGTAGGCCCCAGAAGTCGCCTGTCCGATAACCTCGCCCATCAGATGCGGGCGTAGAAGTAGCGGGCCGTGCTGCCAGCCAACTTGATACGGTCAGCCCAGAGGGAGCCGGTGACGTTCTGGCTTACGGTGAAGGTCGTCGGGGTGGTGATGTCATCGACCGTGATCGTGCCGATGACGAGGAAGCCCCAGGTGTTATCGTCGGGGGTCGTGGGGGCGATGTTGCCGCCGATGATGACCGGATACTGATTAGTCGTGTCATCGTCGTCTGGGTAGGTGTAGGGGCTGGCAGTCTTAGCGCCTGCCCGCAGGGTGATGTAGGACGTCTTGGTCGTGGCGTCGAAGTTCGAGGACACCAGCTCACCCGTCGGGGGATTGGCTACGCCTGCGGTGACGCGGTCCAGTTTGACCTCGGTGCCGCTGACATAGTCGTCGATGATTGGGACGAGGTTGTTAATCGACCCGGACTGCACCTGATAGGTCACAGAGGTAACGCCGCCAGAGGTTCGCAGCGCCACGTTCACAATCTTGAACGGGTGCCCGCTTACGACCCCATCCCGACTAGGGAAGGGATCAGACGTGTCCAGAGTGAAGCCCTTTGAGGACGAGTCGAAGGTGTAGCCGACTCCGGGTTGCAGTTTCATCAGACGGATGCGTAGACCGAGGCATTATAGCCCTCGCGGTTGAAGCGCAGCTCATACTGAATCTTGTAGAGCAGGCCGAAGTCCTCGAAGGATACCTGAGAGAGAAGCAGCTGGTTCTTTCCGCTGATCGTAAAGGAAGTGCCCATGTAGGTCGGGACTAAGTTAACCGAGGCGAACGTGCCGTTGCCTGAAGTCTTGCCGACCGCGTTTCGGTGATCATTCACGATGGTCGAGCTTGTCGTATAGAAGATGCCGGACAGCGAGCACTGCGGAGCGAGATAGTTCGACTTGCCGTAGAAGTCCTTGAACTCTGGCTTCTTGAAGCCAAGGAACTTGCGACCGATAGCAGCCTCGAAGGTCGCTCCATTGTTGCCTGCGTATTCCGCAGGGCTCGAGCCTGCCACCAGAGGATAAGCAGGGGTAGCCAGTGAGCCCGTGCCGACGCCGGCGATAGGTGAACCACTGAAGCCTCCAGCGGTGTAGACTTCGAAGAAGTTCGGGTGGGTCGTGATGTTCTCAGAGGTCAGGCCCTGCGAGCCGGTGATCTGCGGGTCGGTGCGGGTGCCGCTGTTCGTGCCAGGGCTGATGCCGACATAGTCCACGCTGACCGTGGCGATGCTCAGGGCATCGAAGGACAAGGTCGCCTTATGCGCCTTGAGGTAGGAGAAGCCAGCGGCCGGGAAGGTCTGACCGCGGTTCGCGAAGTCAAACGTGCCGCCTTGGTCGACCTTGAATACGCCGATAGCGGTGCTCAGGCCATAGCCGTCGGTCTGGATTTTGTATCCAGGCTGAAGGATGCCAGTCAGTAGGGTGTCCCCTGTTTGAACGATTGCCATAAATTATTTGGATTGGTCGCCCTTCGTGAAGTCGCCTTTACCAGCAGGAGTGCTGCCGGAGATTTTCTGGAGCTCGGCGAGCTGGGCCAGCGCGATCTCGGTCTGCTGGGCCATGGCCTCGAGCACTGGGTTCGGGCCTACGCCGATGACGTTGGAGAAGCCTTCTGGGCCTTTGAAGTCTTTCTTTTCTGCGCTAGGAAGAGGCTTGTTTTTAGCCTGATCCATGATTGCCAACTGAACTGCAGATTGAATCTCTGGGCTTTTAGCAAGAAGGGCAGCCGAAGATTCACGATCCATTCCAGCAAGAGGCTTAAGAAACCCGGGCCTGTTCTGGTCGCCTGCTCCCTTGAGTTGCATGATGGCTCTACCAACAGGGTCGTTAAGGAGGAACTCTTTAGTGATGTCCTCTCGTGACATGGCAGCCTGTTCTCGGTTTTCCTTTTCCTTCTTTTCGTTATTTCGCTTTCTGGCGTAGTAACGATCCTCAGCGGACATCAGCTCGTTTGTACCGTCAATGGCTGCCTGATTGGCGTCTTCATGCTTCTTTTTATTTTCCTCGATAAGGCGTCCAATCAAAGCCATCGCCCCGGTGAAGAGTGCCATCGGTCCAAGAACCGAAAGGAAGATATCTTTGAACGATGTGCCGAACTTCTTTTGGATGTCCTGAATCTGATTGCCTGCCTTGGCGGTCTCTTGCTTGGCGCTCTGGCTGGTCTTCTTGTTTACTTCATCGACCTGCTTGGAGAAGCCTGAGACGGCTTGCTTGGCTTTGTCGACGGCCTGCGGGACGTCAGACGTCGTCTTAAGGTTAAGCTCCAGGGATTGGCTCATCGGGTATTTCCTTTGCAGGATTGGAAGGGGTGGCGGCGGCTTTCTCCCGGGCTTCCTCTTCGGCCATGAAGGCTTCCTCTTCAGGTGACATGATCGCTACGTCCGCCCCCTTGCGGATAGCCAGGGCGGAGTTGAGCCAGATGGCCTGACACTCCGGCATCTCCCACGCTCGCTTTTCCTCGATGCCATTGGCGATGAGGTTGGCCACGATGGACAGCGGCCAAGGAACCCCCTTGCTTCCGCCTCCAGACTTGGCCTTTGATTGCTCCCAGAACTTAGGCCAGTCATGGACTAGGATGTAGCCGGCGAAGGCATCGAGCAGGCGCTCGAACTTGGCTGGGTTTTTAGCGTAGTAGACAATGCGGACCTTATCCGCGAACGAGAGTTTGCCACCTAGTGGCTCTTCCGAGCAGACCTGACAGGCGAAGAGTAGGTCAGCAAACGTGATGTCCTTTGATCCGTTAAGCAGCGGGGAGTCGAAGGCCATGAGGCGCACCCGGTACTTGAGGCACCACGGATAAAGCGAACGACCCAGCAGCCGAAAGGGCGCCGGGTCGACGTAGGCGTTCAGGAAGCGGCGGTCCACGGCCACTAGCCTAACGACCTATCGGGGAAGTCAATTAGGCAGAAGGCGTGATGCCTTCGTAGTCGACCGCCGTAATCGTGACAGCCGTGAAGCCCTTATTCGAGCCCTTATCGTCAATCTTGGTAATGGTGCCAGAGAAGGAAGCAGAGGCCGAACCGCTGGGGTAGGCCGAGGCGGTGTTGACCGTGAAGGACAGGGTGGCACCAAGGGTCGGCATGGTCGAGGTCTTGGCGATGCCTTCGATGGTAATCTCGGACTTGCGGTCGTCGTAACGGGCCGTCTTGGTGATGCCGGACTCGTCGGCCACGGTGGCCTCGGCATTGAAGGAGGACGAGAGGCTGTAGCTCTGGACGAAGAGGTTGGTGACAGTACCCGCGACTCCGTAGATGCAGGTGGTTCCGGTATCGATGGCGGCCATTTGTATTTGCGAGGTTTGGAAGGTTACGCGGCAGGGAGAACCACCAGAACGTCAAAGGAGAAAGCCGTGGCCCAGGAGCGTTCGTCGATGCCCTCGTCTTCCGAGCCGATCGTGACGTCGTAGCAGGTCGCGTCCCCGCTGGCCACGAAGGCCGCCTTGATGCTTGTCAGGTCACGCATATTGCCGGACAGGGCGGCGCATCGGGCACGGTGATCGGCTAGGGTCGTGTCGTCGGCGTTTGAGAAGAGGGTGATGCGGACGGAGCAGGAGTAGTTGCCCAGTCCTTCGGGCAGGTCGCCAGGAGCCCGGGCGGAGTCGCATAGGATTACGGCCTTGGGCAGAGTCTGGATGACGGCGCTGTCCCCAGTCAGGAAGGTGACGCTTGTCAGCCCTGTCTGGGTCGATAGGTAGGTCGATACGACAGATTCGACGATGTGGCGGATGGATTTGGTGCCCATAAAAGTTATGATTGGTTGGCTTCTTTGGTGGTATTGTTCAGGTGGAACTTCACACGCGCCTTCATTTGTTTCCTGCGGTTGGCGTATACGAGTTGCAGGACGTTGGCGTCGGTTGCGATTCCTGAGATATTGCCCATCGAGTTGCTGATGGTGATGTCCACGTTCTTGTCGTCGGCAGAGACATTGCTTCGTCCGGCGATATTGGTGTGACGGTTAATCCAAGAGACGTTCAAAAGGTCTGTTCCGAAGTTCTTCGGGATGCCGTTAATCATGGGCGGAGGCAGGGATCGCAGGGCTGACGCCCACCCTGACTTGATACTACCGACCTTCATCTGCCGGTCCTTGATGTATTCCTTCAGCTCTGCGGTAGTCTCGACAAGCAGCTTCTTTTTGACGGGCTTGACCTTGCGCTTGATTCGTCCGCCGAACTTGGCCTTGATTTCGTTGTGAACTGGCTTGAGGTTGAACACGTAGCCAATCGTTCCGTAATCGCTCAAGACGATGTTCGCTCGGTTCAGGTAGTTCTTAGCCTTCCTGAACGCCCGGTCGTAGTCCATGTCATTGGCGATTTTCTGCATGATCGGAGAAAGGCTCTTCAGCGCCTTCATGGACCCACTGCCAATCAGCTTGTTAAACGTCCCGATGTCGTTGTTCCTAGTCGCGTAGGCGAGGTTAGTGGCAAGGACATTAGCCGCATTCTTTGAGTATCGGTCGTTAGCAGAGACGTAAATCTTTTTGATGTCACCTTCTACCGCGTCATCACCGGCGATTTCGGCGGCCTTGGACAATCCCTTGCCGCCACCCTTAGCCAGGGGAGGCGTGAAGGTGGCCGCGTCCTGACAGGCAAGGGCGGCTTGCTCAAGGAAAGCGTCACGCAAGGTCTGCCCAGTCTTCTTGGCGAAGCGCTTAAGCCCAGCTAGAAACTTGGCTTCTGAGTCCTTGTTGACGCTTACCGATACCACGGCGCTTACTGGTTGTCGTCGATGACGACCAGCGTCACCCACGCGGAACCGGGCTTATAGGTCTGGGTCGTGATGCGGACGGTCTTACCGCCGGCCACGATCTTCTTGCCCTGAGCGAGGGACGGGATGACGGCACCCGAGGCGATGATGGCAGCCGATGCCCCAATAGACCCATCTGGCTGGCTCCAGGAGGCCGTTACAGCGGGGAGCCTGACACTATACTGGGTCCGCTCCATATACCCCCCTGATTCGAGCACGGTGGCCACGGCAGGGTCGGAGATGAGGCAGGAGAAGGTGATGGCCCCTGAGTTGGCCGACCCGGCCACGCCGAAGTCCGCGATCATCTCCTTCGCGTCAGCCAGAAACTCAGAGTAGAGGCTCATCTTTCCTTTGCCCTGTTTGGGATAGGCACAAAAAAGGGCCCCTTGCGGAGCCCTCGTTTGTCTGCCTTGCGGCGGCTGATTAGGCCGTGGTGAGGCGGTTGAGCGAGGTCGCGCGACCGACAGCGGCACCGAAGAGCAGCGTGGCGGTGACGTTGTAGTAGCCGGACTGCTCCTGGCCCATGAGGACCTGCACGCCGAGGCCGGTGTCGGCGTCGACAGCGTTGGCCACTTCGAAGCCCGGGATTTCGCCCATCGGGAGGGCGGAGGCGACGGCGATAGCGTCAGCGCCGCAACCGAAGCCAGCGAGGGATTCCGAGTTAGCAGGGAGGCTGTTCCACTGGTAGACCGAGGCACCAGCGAGGGTACCGATCTGGCCGGAGGTCAGGATGCCAGCACCGAGGACGGAGTTACCGATGATGGTAGCGTCGCCCAGGAGGTTGTTGGCGTAGGTCGGGTTCAGGATGAACGCGCGGGGTTCGGCGGCCTTGGCGGCGTCAAGCACGCCCTTGGAGGCGACGACTTCAGCGTAGGTCAGGCCAGCGCCGGTGTTCGTGCCCGAGCTGTAGTTGGCGGCGACGATGAGGGCGCCGATTTCAGCGAGGCACTTTTCAGCGAGGGCGTTGGCGGCGGTCGGGACGAAGGCGTTCGAGAGGAACTGAGCGCCGTACATCTTGACGTCGAGGGGCGAGAAGCGGGACGAGACCTTGAAATGTTTCAAGGTGACGTTAGCGGCGGTGATCGTCGCGTCGTCTTGGGTTAGATATCCGCCGGAGCCGAACTCGGTGGCGGTGGACGTGCCGATCAGGGGAACCTGGACGGTCTTGCCCGCAGCCGATTCAGCGGCGGTGAAGACGCTGGAGAAGGCGCGGAGCGCGGGGAGCTTGCCCTTCAGGGAAGCGATGACGCTCTCGGCGAGGACGCTCGGAGCAACTGCGATGGAGTTAGCCATGTGTGTGTTTTAGGAGATTGAGGGTTAGGGGGAAATTAGAGGGCGGCCTTGATGATGGCGGCCTTGTTGGCGGCGAAGTAGTCGTTACGCTCCTTGGAGCCGACCGGCATCGCGAGGAAGGTGGCGAGGTGGTCGACGGCCTCGGCGGAAGGCTTGCTGTCCGCAGGGGTGATTTCGACCGGGGACACGCCGACGGACGCCACGATCTTGGCGGCTTCCTTGGAGGCGCTGACCTTGCTGGCTTCGATATCGGCGACCATCGCCTTGAAGCCTTCGACTTCCTTGACGGCCACTTCGAGAGCAGCGGTCAGTTCGGCGAGCTTGGCGTCCTTGGACGCGGCTTCGACCTTGAGGGACTCCAGTTCGGAGGCGGCGCCAACGGTGAGTTTCTCGACGGTGGCACGGAGGTCGTCGCGCTCGGCGGTGACGCCCGAGATGGCGGCGGTGGCTTCGAGGAGCTGTTCTTCGATGGTCATTCTGTTAATGCGGAGGTTGGAATTAGAACGAACGCAGGGCGTCGTTGAAAGAGTCGGCCAGACCCGTGACCAAGCCCTGGGCGGCGGCCTGCTTGCCAGAGAAGGTCTGACCTTCCATGGCTTCGGCCTTCACCATCTTGCGCTTCATGTTCACGGCTTCCTTGAACTCGGCGTGGATCGTGTCGACGCCTTCCTGAAGGTTGGCCATCTGGCCTTCGTCGAGGCTCGTGCCTTCGATGCCAGCACCCTTGAACTTGCCGGACTTGATGACGACCATCTTGATGCCCTGCATCTTGGCGGCTTCGGAGTAGTCGGGGATGGCCATGTAGACGCCGATGGAGCCGACAGTGGACGAGGGCGAGGCCACGACGCGGTCGGCAGCGGAGCCAATCCAATAGGCGGCGGACGCCATCTCGGAGTCGGTGTAGGCGAGCGTAGGCTTCTCGAGGTTGCGCACCTTGTTGGCCAGTTCCTCGACGCCGGTGACCGTGCCACCAGGGGACGAGATTTGCAGGGCTACCTTCTCGATCTCGGGGTTCGCAGCGAAGGCGTCGATGGCGGCGGACACGTCGTTCACGTCCACGGCGCCCATCATCTTCTCGAGAGGCGAGAGGCCCTTGCCAATCACGCCCACGATGGGGACGATGCCCACGCCGTCGACGACGTAGGGGGCCGGAGCCTGCCCGAACAACTGGGCGAGCATATCCGTGAAGCCGAACTTCTCGGCGAGGACAGCGTGGTCCTTGGCCTTGGTCGGGTCGATGAGGAGGGGCTCGCGGCCCGACAGTCCGTTGGTGAGGAAACGCATGGTGTTAAGAGTTAGGTTCGTCGAGCTCTTCAGGTTCTTCCTGATCGGCGGGTTCGTCTTCGCCTTCGGATTCCGGGCCTTCCATGACGTCGCCGCCAATCGTGCCGACCGGGGTGTTCGACGGACGGAAGAGCAGCTCGAAGGGGATGCCGTACTGAGCCGCCAAGTCCTTGATGTGGACCATGTCGGAGGCACGCTTGGCCATCTCGGAGCGGAAGTCTAGGCCGCGCTGGGCGTAGAGTTCGGACATGGAGAGCAGGCCCATCTCGACGTCGGCACGGTCGTTCGCGGCTTCACGGCCAGCGTCCACGGTGACGGACTTCGGGGTGGTCCAGGAGACTTGGTTCCACTGCGGGTCGTCGGGGAGTTCGCCGGCGGCGATGCCCTGCCCGATGATGTAGCCCCAAGTCGGGACGCAGAAGTTCTCGATGATGATGCCCTGATACTTTCCGAAGACGCGGCCAGCCTTGGCGGTGATCAGGCGGACGGTGGCTCCGCCGAGCTTCGAGGAGTCGCTGACGAACTCGTAGGGGAGCACGCCCATGCTGATGTCGCGCTCGAGGGCGGACAGGAAACCGGTGAAGGTGGCGTTCGGGCGGTTGCTCTGGAAGGACGTCATGTCCTCTCCGGGCTCGAGGGCGATGAGTTTGCCGCCCATCGTGTTGGCGAGGTTAGCGTAGGAACCGTTAGTCACGGCGCCGAGTTCGCCGGCCATGTCGCCGTCAAGCACGCCACCCGTCTTCTTGATGATGCGGGTCACGTCGCCGTTGTCCTTCACGGCCTGCTTCTCGAGGGCGAGGATTTCCATCTCGTCTTGGATGGAGTTGATGGAGTGCTGGAGAAGGGGGACGCCACGGGCTCCGCTTGCGTACTCCTGGTCGACGACCATCATCATGGACTGAGCCAGAATCTGGCGGGACGAGCCGTCGGAGCGGTAGACGTTGACGGCGATGTATTCGCCATACGGACCGAACTGGATGCCGTCGTGCATCCCTTCGGGCACCTTGCCCTCCAGAGGGTCTCCGACGCGGTGGGCTTCCATCAGCTGAATCTTGGCCTCGCCGGCGCCGTTGCGGACCTTGGCGGCGAAGGAGTCGCCGTCGCGGATCATGCCGCGAAGGAGGATGGACTGGGCCTGATAGAACGAGAAGCGGTTCGTGATGTCGATGCGCTTGGCCTTTTCAGCGAAGTAAGCCTCATAGCGTTCCTGCATCTCCGGGGTGCTCGCGTGGGACTGTGGCTTGATGCCGTCGCCCACGGTGTAGAGGCACATATCCGCAAGGATTTGCTTGAACAGGCCGGAGTTACGTTCCGCCCAGCGGCACTTCCGCATCATCGTGAGGCGGTCGTAAGGCGTCAGGTCACGGCGCAGGTCACGCGGTTCCGCACCATACGCCGAACGGCGAGCACGCGTCACGCCGATGGACTGCCAATCGCCGTAGGAAGCCTGCGGAGCAGGGGCGAAAGGCGTAGCCTTCGGCTGCTTGGGACGCAGGCTGACGGTCTTAATCTTCTTGCGGATGGCCATAAATCAGTCGTTTCGGTTCTGCCAGTCCGTCGAGATGATGGTCACGCGACGGCCATAGGTCTCAGGGTCGAGACGAGAAAGGGCGAACATCGCTTCCGACAGCATCTCCTTGGGAGGCATCGCGAACTGCTTCGAGGCGGACGAGCCGGAGTCGGAGTAGGACATCAGCGTCTTACCCTCGGTGATCATAGCCAAAGCCTTGGCCTTGATGTCCAGGAGTTCGCACTCAGTGAGGCCGATGAATAGTCCTTGAGCCATTTAATCTTGCGGACAATGGAAGGAAAAAAGGGGGTACGACGCCCAGCCCACGCCATGAGTCTCTTCCACCCACAACACTAAACGCCGTACCCTTGCAGACAGGTTGCCCGACCTCAAGCGGAAGGCAAGTCGGTTTCAGCGGTTTCCCTGCCGGCGATGCCCCAGCGGACGGCGCAAAGCAGGGCGAGCAGCTCAGTATCAAAACTGTGGTTATCCTTCTTCCCCTGCGGGAGAATCCACTGGGGCTTGCCCGTGCGTCGGTCTTTGACGCGGACTTCCGCATTCAGTTGGTCAACGTAGTCAGCGTTTGCGTCCTGAGCGTAGGTCCAGACCTTGCGTGCACGCAGGCCGTGCAGGAGGTCTTTGCCGGCGGTGTTCGACCAGACGATCAGGGTCGCCCTCTGCGGGATGCCAGGGACGACGATGGACTGCTTCTCGGAATAGAAGCGGCGGGTCGTCTGGCCGTCCTTGGACGTGACCGCAAAGTCGTCGGAGCCTGAACCCTTGGCCGTCTTCCAGTTCCGCTTGGCGGTCTCGCGGTAGACCTCGGTCGTGTTGTCGCCGGAGTCGACGAGCACAAGCGCATGGTGGACGCCGTGCTGCTTGGCGAAGGCTTCGACGTTACCCCATGAGTCGATGCGAGCGAAGTCCATGAGGCGGCTATGCCCAGTCTTCGACCACCGGCGGACGACCACCCAGAAGTGGCCTCGCTGAACGTCGACGCCCATCGTGCGGAAAGGGATGCTTCCAGTCGGTGCGCCATCGCGGTCGACAACCTTGGCCTTCGGGGTAATCACGGCTTCCGCGTCCCAGTCGTCGGACATCTTGTAGTCTGATGCCGTGGCCGTGGACACCATCTCGCCGCCCTCTTCGCTCCAGGGCAGAGCCAGTCGCTTCTGCTTGAAGATGCGTCTCGGTTCCTCGTCGCCGTACTCGTCCGCCGATGCCTTGGACTTGAGCATCAGGACGCCAAGCTCGCCCCAGCTCATGGCGGCCAGCGAGTTCCAGTGGAGGCCGATGTGCCCGGAGTTCGATGAAGTAGCCGTGGCCACAAAGGCACCACGCGCATTAGCCTCGAGGCGGGAAGCGTTCGTGTCGGGCAGGAGCGTCCGGCATCCGGCGCACTCGTAGGTCGTGCCCACGCTGACCTTGTGCAAGTCCCATGTGCCCGTCGCCTTCGCGTCCTCGGGGAACCTGATCTGTTCCCACAACCAGGGCTGAAGGTGGTCGCACTTCGGGCACCGCATATTCCAGTCACGCTGGTCCGTGCCTTCGTGCAGCTGATGGAACTCCTGCCCAGCCGACCCGCCCTGCGACATGAACACCCGCTTTCCCATCCAGCCGAATGCCGTCACGCGTGCGCTCGCTTCGGCCAAGTGTCCTGGCGGAGCCATCCAACACTCGTCGGCGATGACGTAGCGCAAGGACAGGCGCTGAAGGTTCGCCTCGTTCCAGATGCCGCGGCAGTAGAGCGTCATTCGGTCGAAGTCCGCAGTCGTCGAGCGGTCGAGGTCTTCAAGGGATAGCCGTGCCTTGACGGGCGGACAGTTGTTCCAGACCGGGCGAAGGTAACGAAGGGCGAAGTCCTTGGCCTCGGGGTCGGTGGCCTGCAAGAGCATCGTCGGCCCAGGAGCGTTGGCGATGATGTGGCACGTCAGCAGACGAGCGAACAGCGACTTGCCCGACTGGATGCTGGCAAGAACGGTGAGCAGACGCGTCTCGGGGTCGGCGGCGATGCGCAGCGCTTCGGCGATCCATGGCGTTCGGTCGGAGCGGAACGGCCCTGGCATCGGCGAGTCGGGAATGGCGTGCACGTTGTCCTCGAGCCATTCCACTACGTCACCCGAGTCGGATGGACGCAGAACTTCCCGACCGATGCGGAGCAGGTCAGCCTTGTTCATCTTGCGAGAGTTCGGCCTTCACCCGACGCACCCAAGCCTCGAGCACCTTGACCGCCTTGGCCGGGTTCTCAGGGTTGCACCCTTCAGCTGCGTCGAGGGCGAGTTTGTCGAGTCGGTTGACCATCGTGGCCGCCAGTTCACGCATGGCTTCGCCGGCCTCGCGGGACGAGATGTAGTCCTTGGCCAGGATGAGTCGGCGTTCCTGCTCTTCCTCGAGGGCGACGAGCGTCTTGAGGGAGGCGTTGTAGGCGGACTGGTACTTCCCTTGGTTTGGGTCGCCCCCTTCCATGGCCGCTTGCCAGACGCCGCGTGCCCGACCGACAAGCGTGCGGTGCTCTGCGATCGTGTCGGCCAGCGTGCCGTCATCGAGCTGAGCAGGCGCGGCCTTAGGAGCCTGCGCACGTTGAACCGATGCCCGGGCTTCACGCCATGCTTTCGCCGCGTCGATGGAGTCGGTCGGCATTCCCTCCTTGCGTAACGCAGAGACGCGCTGCGCCGTCACGCCAAGGGCCAAACCCAGTTCTGAGTTGGTGGGGGCTTTGCCGCTCACAGCGAAACCCTCTGTTTTCCTTCATCGGCTCTGTGAAAAAGAGCCGTGGTGTCGGGCCACGCGTGAAGCGGGGGGGGCTGAAGAGATTCCTTTAAACGATGATTAGGGCCGTATTTCATGGGTTATGCTGGGCTGGGCGGGGGGCGGTCTGCTTATGTTTGTCGCGTCTGGCATTAACGTGCGGGAACATTCCGACCGCGTCAGAGTTCACGGCGCGTTGGATTTCCTTGGCTCGGCTACGCATCCAGAAGTGGGAGCGACCGTACATCTTGCCGATCGTGCGGGAGTCCAGGCATCCGGGCAGGGACAGCGCCCACCTCACCGTCTCAACGTGACGACGGAAGGCGAAGTTATCCGTCGCGGCCAGCGCATCGATGAAGCCCTTGAGCATCACGCCTACATGATCGCGAGAGATGAAGGCTTCGGTCTCCTTGCGTAGGTTGTCACCATCCTTCGTCGACCATGCAGGATGATTGGCATCGACTGAGAATACATGGCGAGGCTGGCTCATCTCACGATACGGCAGCACGCCGTTCTCGCGCATCTTCTCCTGGACCTTCTTAGGTTGAGAGAAGAACCAAGCATCGAAGCTCTTCGCTTCCTTGGCCGGAGCGGAGAGGTCATTGATGCTGGCCTTGGTCACGCGATGTATTGGAAAGCATCTTACCCAGCGGGCAATGAGCAAAAGTAACGCTCAGATATTCTGGGAAAGGTTGCGGTAAGCCATGCGGTCGTCGTCGTAACGGACGAGGCCTTGGCGGATTAGCCTAGACAGGACGGACTGAGGCTTGGTGTCGCTGAACTGATCCATGGACTTGGTGATGCCGGTCATCAGCTGCTCCTTGGTCAGATATGAATCTCGGTTGCCTAGCCAGTTAGCCCACCAGTGTTTGTTCCTGGTTGCCTTGTCTCGCATGGCCTTGGCTCCGGCCTTGGAGCGTTTGACCATGCGTTCGCGGTCGGTCTCCCAGAGTTTCTTCATGCGCAAGCGGAACGCGATCTGGCGTCCGACGTTAGGGTTAGGGTTTCTCATTGGGTTGGGTGGTAGGTGTATTTTGCATCGTTGGTGAGGGCCGCCCTGCCGTAAGGCTAAGGGCTAGGCATCTCACTGTTCTACGGCTTATCCCGAAGGGATAGCCTAGAACCATGCATTGTTCAAAGGTTTGTTCGAAGGGTTGTGTTAGGGTTTGTGAGAGGTTAACCATAAGTCAAACGAGAAAGGCGTTTTAAGGACTTTTGGTCTCGGATGGCTATGAGGATACCAACCAACCAGCCTTAACGCCTAGAAGAGGCCTTGGCGGGTCTGGAATCGGTATCCGCTTCTGACACTTGGGAGGGGGGCTGGCTGTATTCCCAGCGGATGACCCCCTTCTCGGCGGCGTGGCGGATGTGAATCTCGCCCTTGAACTGCCCTTCGGCGTCTCTGAGGCCGGCACGGCCACGGCGCTTGGTCAGGCCGAACTTGTAGATCGGCTCTTCGCCCTGGCATCGGAAGAGGACGGCGACCTCGCGGAAGTAGTTCGTGAACTCGGACGACCCTAGGCCCGCGTAGGCTAGGTCGGCGACGGTGTGGCCTTCCTTGTCGCTGGCGGCCTTGGGCTTGCCGGTGTGGTGCATGGCGACGAGGACGGCGCCTGTCTCAAGCAGGATCGGGGCGAGGTCATGGCGCAGGAACTTGGAAGCCTGCTCCTGGTCGGAGACGTCGATGCCGGCGAAGGAGAGTAGCGGGTCGACGAACACGATGTCTGCCCGGTGTTCGCGGACTAGGTCGGCGAGGGCCGCGGTAAAGGCGGTGCCTGTGCTGACCGTATCTCGGAAGATGGCTAGGGACTCGCGCAGCTGGTCACGCTCGTGGCTGTCGAGGTAGGCACCTGCCACGACGTCCTGCAAAGCCTCGGACACGTCGCCCGCGTCATTCTCGGCCTGAAGGATGATGGCCCTAAGCGGTCGGGCTGGCTTGATGCCGAAGAAGTCACGGCCTAACGCCCAATGGACGGCGGCCTGCATCATCAGCGAGGACTTGCCTGTGCCGGACTGGCCGACGATCAGGAGTGAGCCGCCCTTGCAGAGCCAGCGGTTGCCTAGGACGGTGTTCGGGTCGTCCTTGCGGTCAAAGGCCATCAGGTCGTCGAAGGCCATCCGCTTCGGGCCGTGCTTGACGGCTTTGGACCCCTTGCGCTTGTCGGCTAGGCGGGCATAATGGTCGAGCAGCGTGTCCGGGTCGGTGGCCTTGCTAGCGACTAGGGTCGCGTCTCGGAGGATAGCCGCGTCAGCGATGAGCTCGACGTGCTCGGGGCGGTAAGGGGAGAAGCCAGCGTAAGCCGTCAGGTCACCGATGTCGGAAGGCCCGACGGCTGACCCCATGCGCCGTAGGTAGTCGGTGACGGTGAGTTCGTCAGCGGAAGAGCCGTCAACCTGAAGCCCAAGGATCGCGGCGGCGACCTCCTGATGCTTAGGCTCGAAGAAGTCGGACGGCTTAAGGTCGGCGGGGAAAGGGAGCGCGTCACGGAGAAGGACACCGAGGAGGTGGCGTTCCGCCGGCACGTTGTTCGGAGGGGTCATGGAAGAGAGGGTTGGGGTTTGGGGGCGTGGGTGCCCGTGGTCAAGATGCTTTGCGTAGGATGCGGTCGAGGTCGGCCTTGCGGTAGTGGGGGACGGGACGCGGGGTGCGGAAGACCTTGCGGGCGATGTCCATGCCGTCGATGCGGTATTGGATGCCGCGGACGGTGCGTCGCTTCTTGCGGGCATACTGCGTCAGCGTCACCCATCCGTCCGGGCTTTTGAACTCTTCGAGGGCCAGCGCGGCTTCGAGCGCCTTGGGCCAAGTCTTGAACTTAGGCGACAGGCGATACATCAGGCGGTTGTGCTTGATGCGCCGCTCTTCGGCGAAGCCTGCCTTGACGATGCGGGCGACCGGGCCGCGAACACCAGCGAGGGTCTTCAGGCCAAGCAGAGGCACGATGTCCAGCGTCCTGATCCAGCCGTCGTAACTGACCGCACGCTCGACGTGCATAGGCATTTCCTTCCTGACGGCCTTGAGGAAGTCGGTTACGCGCATCAGATCAGGTCGTAAGCGGTCGAGCAGATGAACTTGCCCTGGAAGCGATGAGCCGTCCAGACCTTGCAGTCGCCGGTCTTTTCGTCGATTACCCCGAAGAGCCAGCCGTTGCACCACTTGGTCGTGGCTAGGCGGCGCAGCGCGTAGTCGGCCTTGGTGATGTCCATCATGCACATCCCAGAGACGCCCACGATGGAAGCCTCTAAGTGCTCGATGGTGCAGAGGGAGAAGTCGTGCGTGTGTCCGTGGATGACCACATCCCCTGGGCGGCCTAGGGTGCGGGCGGTCTCGCGGGTGGCGTTGACGCCAGCACGGAAGCCGTGACACCCGGTAAGTTTACCGATGCGGAAGCGGTTCACGTCAGCTTCGGACTTACCCTTGACAGAGTAGCGGTGAATCTCCTTGCAGCCGATGGCCTGAAGGGAGTCGGTATAGGACTGCACGGCGCGTCGGGCGTTGTCTGCCCGGTCACCGTTGCGGGAGTGCATCATTTCCTCGGCGCGGATGTCGTGGTTGCCCTGCATGAAGATGGTAGGCTTGAGCACCTTACGCAGGAAATAATTCCCGTGCTTAAGGTCGTCATTGATACCTTCCTCTTGGTCTTCTGGGCTGGCACCTTTACGCCAAGCTCCGAAATCGAAGCAGTCGCCGAGCATTATTCGCACCGTCGGTTTCCAGCGCCCGATGTGAACTGCAAGAGCCTCTTGGCTTTCTTGGCAGACGTGATGACCGTGATTATCTCCGGCCGCGATCCAGCGAATGATGCTCACTTCGTTGAAAGGTATGGGATGGGCTTGCCGGCATCGAAGGCCGCGAGCATCTCGTCACGGCGCTGACGGGCGATGGTCAGGTCGCCGCCGATGTTCTCGACGATGTCTTTGCCGCGACGACGCAGGCGGAACCACCAGCAGGAGCCGAGGCGCTGGAGGTGGTGGTTCGGGTTGTCCTTCACGTTACGCTCGGACTTGCGATTGCCATGGCAGACCGTGAACTTCGGGCAGGAGGCGAGGAAGGCCATGCGGTCGGGGGCGATGCCGATACGCAGGCCCCACTGGATGGTTTCGCGGGTCAGAGTCTCCATGACTTGGCGAGGTTGCGTCCTTCGGACATGATCTGGTTGCGGGCGTTCGGCTTGAAGATGAACTCCTGGTCGAACAGGTGGCTGGCACGTATCTCGGCGATGCTGTCCAGTTCTTCGTCGTTCGCGGGGCCGACGCCGGCGGTGGCGACGTAGACCGTGCGGACCTTCCAGCCTTTCTCCCAGAGGATGTCCTGGCAGACGCGCAGCTCGTTGATGTAGCGCCAATCGGAGCAGACGACGGTCTCAGGGGAAGGTTGGTCGTGGTGCTTCATGACCGGGCACCAGTTGGCGAAGTGTCGGGCGAAGACGTCCCGATCCATGCGGCGTGCGAACTTGCCGGCGTGGACGAGGAAGTCGCGGTTATCCACCTTGAAGTCCTCGCGGAAGAAGTCGCCTTCAAGACCGAGGTAATCCATGTAGTGGTTCGCGGCCTCCTTGAGGGCGTCGGCGAAGTTGATGTGCTCGGCAGGGCGGGTGGACCACTCCAGCAGACCGCTTGCCAGAGTGTCCTTCCCGGCCCTAGCGAAGCCGGAGATAAGGACGAGTGTCGGGGCGGCCATCGGCGTGGGAGCGTCGGTCATGGTCGATTAGAAGGGCGGGGCTTCGGTGTTCGCTTCGGGGACGACAGGCTTCTGGCTACCCTTGGGGAACGTCAGCTTGTATTTGAACTGGGGCTTGCCGTTCCACTCGCCGTTCGGGATGGCCTCGACGCCGATCAGGCAGGTCTTGCCGCAGGCGGGTTCGATGTACTGCATGAACTCGGCAGGGGTCGCGTCAAGGCGCAGCTCTTCGGTGAACTTGCCGGAGAACTTGCCGATGAGCATGGCGAGGGGCTTGGCGTACTTCGAGCCGTAGGACTTGGATAGGCAGTTGCCTTGGTCGTCGAGGAAGAACAGTCGGGCGGAGGAAGTGCCGTCCTCGTTGTGCTTCACCTTCTCGAACTTCGGCTTGATGAGCTTCAGTTTGTAGGTGCCGTTCACTTCGATGGACTTGAGCGGGGGGCGGTCGTTGTTGGGTTCCATGGTGGGAGATTAGGCGAAGGAGATGTTGGTCGCGGCGCTGGGTTTGGCGGCGAGGTCGATGGTGGTGATCTCCTTCTGGTAGCCGGGCCATTCGCCCGAGGCCGTGCACTGCTTGTAGAGGGCCAGCGCGCGCTCGAAGTCGAAGGCGGCGTTCGTCATAAGTTCCGGCCCCAGCTCATAGACGGCGGTCGCATAGGGCGGCTCCTTCTCGACGGCGATGAAGCGGAAACCGAGGACGCGGCACTTGAAGGCCGACTCGACGGCGTGGCGGTAGAAGTAAGCCTGGAGGTTATAGCGGTACTTGCGGACGGCGGACAGGAAGCCTTGAGGGCTCGCGTCTTCGCAGGTCTTCAGGTCGTAGATGTAGCCGTCGTCGGAAATGCCGTCGATGGCGCACTTGACCAGCGTGTCACCGAGGAAGGCCGTGAACATCACTTCGGTCTTCGAGAGGACGATGCCGTGCTCCTTCATGCAGCCGATCGCGGCGTTAGAGACAGCGTCGACCAAGGCGCCTTCATCGGCGGTCAGGATGGACTTGCCTTCGTTGGCGGTGGCGAACTCAGCCCACGCGGCCTTGCCTTCCTTCGTGCGCTTATCGACTTCGGGGGCGATGGCGTGGGTGGCGTTGTAAGCGTCCAGCCCTTCGAGGGCGAGCTTGTGGACGGCGGTGCCGACCCGGAGAGCCTTGGACTCTTCGCGGGTGCGGTTCAGGTAGGCTTGGTAGTGAGCCGGAGACTTGAGCAGTTCCTTGGCTCCGCTCTGGTTGAGGGCTTCGATGCCGTCGTAGACGACGCGTTCGGTGATGAGGTCAGGCATGGTGATCGGTGTTTGGTGTTCTGGGTTGTGGTGGGAAAGGTCAGAGGGAGTCGTCGTCAGGGGCGGACTCTTCGACGGAGGCGGAGATGCGGCGCACGTCTTCGATGGCCTTCTCGGCGGCGTTCTCCATCTGCTCGAGGGTGTTCCGCAGGACGCGCAGCTGGACGACCAGGACGTGGACGCGGTCATGCAGGGGCTTAACGGCGGCGGCCTCGTCGGCGAGTTCGATGGACTCGGAGAAGACCTGCAGTTCGGTGATCGCGGAGCGGTTCAGGTCGGAGAGGGTGATGATGTCGGCGTCGTGCTGTTCGTAGCGTCCGGCGATGTGCTGGACGGTGGCGAGACAGCCGGTGATGTTCTCCACTAGGCGCTTGATGTTTTCGCGGTTGGTCATCGGTTGAAGGCAAGTTCCTTTATTTCCCCGCTCGGGGCAAGCGTGAAGAAGCGGACGTCCGACCGGGCGAGCGACGGGTAGGTCTTGCGCTTCCAGGCGTTAAGTTCCGTGAGGTAGTCCGCGTGCTTGCGGGACGTGAACTCGACGTAGGGGAAGCCGTCGAGGAAGAGCAGGAGGGCGTACTGGCCCGGGACGGTCTTGGCGATCGTGAGGATGCCTTTGGGGGTGGCGTGGGTGCGTTCCATTTGTTGAGGGAGAATAGGTAATCCCAGTGGGACTTGGCCATGGCGAGTTCATTCGCCACGAAACTGGCCTCAACCTCAGTCAGCCCTCGCTTGATGAAGCGGGAGTTCTTGAGGCTGGGGCCACGTCCGCTCATCGGCCAGTCTTGGCACCCTTCCAACGGGCGATGGTGGCGGTCATCACGGCGCGGGAAATCTGGCAGGTGATCATGCCGGTGCCGAGGATATCCTCCATGACCCGGGCGAGTTCGTCGCCGGCATAGCGCATCTCTGCAATAGTCTTGGCTTGGTTCTCAGCACGGGCCTCGGTGGCCGCGAGCATATTGCCCTGGTGCAGGGAACGCATCGCCATGCTGACCGGGTCGAAAGGGTCGAACTCAGGCTGGCTCATCGGGTGAGGGGGCGAGGGGTGGCAGGGGCGGGAACTACGGAGGCCGCAGGACGGAAGCCAGAGGCCACGGCGCCGTCATCGTCGAGGTCGACCGAGATGCCACAGGCGGTCTGGATGGACTGGCGGCGGATATAGGTGATGGCTCCGCCAATCTGCTGGGCGGTAAGGCCGTCAGCCTTCACCATCAGTTTGCCGAAGTCGAAGCGTTCGCCGGATGCGTGGAGGAAGGCGGTCGACACGCCGACCTTGCCGTCCTCAGAGACGAGCGTCTGGATCAGGGCGAGGTCGTGGTCGAGCAGCACCGGCTTGATGGCGTCGAGCAGGGCGTCGAGGGAGACGTACTTTGCCTTGAAGGCGGGGTTGATTTTGTTGGCCTTGACGTTGTCGAGCTCAGCGAGCGCGGCGACGAGGGAGGCCGTGGCGGTTTGGGTTTTGGGGGGCGTGGTCATGGTGGGAGATTATTTGGTGGGTTCGTTAGCCTTGGCGACTTCACCGGCCTTGATGGTGGCCTCGATGTCGGCGAGAGACATCCGGGTATAGCCAGGGACGAAGAGGTTGTAGTAGGTCACGCCGTTGCGGACGGTGGGCGTAAGCAAGCGGGCGACCTTCTGGTCAGGTAATACGATGTATGACGAGTCCGCGATGATGCGGTAGTCGGCGGGGAGTTTCGGGTCTTTCTTCATGGGAGATTAGTTGATGACGCGGCGGGTGGCGGCGTCGTAGATCAGGAGGGCGTCGGCGTTCCAGAGAGTCACGTCCGTGTTCGGGAACAGTTCGGCAGCGCGGGCCTTGAGTTTGTTTTTCCACTGCGTCGTGGTCAGTTCGCCCTTGGTGCCGCAGGTGTGGGCCTTCTGCCAGATGGCGGGGCGGATGCGGTGAATCTTCCAGCCCATGGCGACGGCGGCGCCGTAGAGGACGCCAGTGTTCCACATCAGTTTGCCGATGGCGGAGCCGGGGATGTTCTTGCCGGCGAAGAGGGGCGGTTCCTCAAGGAAGAGTTCCGCGTCCTTGGCCTTGCAGCTCAAGTCGGCGAGCAGCTGGCAGACCTCGACATCCGACCCGGGCATCTTAGCGCACTCGACAGGGTCGCCGTCGACCGACCACACGATGCCACCGTTCACGCCAGGGTCGATTGCCACAAGGAGGGATGCCATTGGGAAAGACTCTTTAACGAGGGTGCGGGGACAAGCGGAAAAGATTGGCCACGCGGAAGGCGTAGTCGTTAGGGCGGAAGGCACGCTCGCGGGCGGCGGTCCAGCCCACGTTCCAGACGAGGGCCATCTGTTCGGGGGTCGGGTTGGTCATCCCGATGCGGTGGAAGTTCGACCTGATCCAGCGGAGGTGGGAGGCGGCGACCATGTCTTGGGCGGTAGCGTCGCGCCACTTCGACCAAGGGAAGGCGTAGTGGCCCTCGGCCTTGAGGCGGGCGGAGGCGTCGTCCCATGCCTCCTTGCCGACCTGATACATACCGCGTTCACCGGCCTTGCCGATGGCCTTGCGGTTATGCCCAGACTCGACCTGAGCGACGGCGGAGAGGAAGGCAGCGTCAGACTTAGCCTGGGCGGATAGGCCTAGGAGCAGGAGGGCGACGACGGAGAAGCGCTGGTTGAGGGTCATGCGCTCGGCTTCCCCTCCTTGGCGGCGTTCCACGCTTTGACGGATTGGTGGACGATGGTCGGGCCGTTGTAGTCCTTTGCCATCTCCTCGTTGAACTGAATGGAGGAAGCCATCGCATCCCCGGCCTTGACGAGCCGCTCGTATTGCTCGACAGGCACGGCGGTCACGAAGGACGAGGCCCGGAGCCGCTCGACCTCGGCCTTGAGGCGGGCGATTTCCTCTTGCAGTTCCTTGCTAGGGATCAGGGTTGAGTTACAGAAAATCATCAAGTGCTGCACCTCGGTTTTGAGGCGCGCGTTCTCGGCTTCAAGCAGGCTTGCCCGGACAAGATGCGGACAGGTGTCGTTATCGTGTTCGCTCATACGCGTCTCGGAACTTGTGATCCGGCGACCTCGAAGCCATCGACCTCGTAGGAGTAGGTAATGCCGACCCAGCCGCCGGCGGCGACGTAAGCCTGGAGCGAGACCTTGCTGGCCCCGTCCTCGTGCAGGGCTTCGTGATAGTGGTGCAGGAGCTTCTTCATGCGGTCGGACTGGATGGCCGTCTTGTTGGAGCAAATATCACCCGTCAGGATTCGCTCGTTGATTTCAAAAACCTCCTCGAGGAGATGACGCATACCGTCCAGATGTCGGAAGTCAGTCATGGGGATGGGCGTCAGGGGTGATGGCGCCGCGGATGATACGGCTTTCCATGTCGGCGATGACTCGCTCATTATGCATGGCCACGGCGTAGGCCCGGTCGTGCTTGGCGATCCAATGCTCGCGGGAGTGGGAGAGCCGGGTGACCTCCTGACGGAGCAGGCGGTTCTCATCGTCGGTCTTGTCGGCCAGAGCCCGCAGCGCGTTGCAGTTGCGGTGCAGTTGGCGAGCGACGCTCCAGGGGAAGAGCCACCAGAGGCGGGGGAGGGAGTCGGGTTTGACGATGAGCATGGGATTGTAGGGGCGGTGGGATGGGTCAGGCATGGAAAGAAGGGAGCACGGCGACGAATTCGATATACATCATTCCTTCGTCCAGGTCGTATTCATTATATTCGATGACATTCCAAGGGCCTTCTTTCCAGATACTTTTGATTGTGCATCGGTTCGAGCGCTTCATGATCTTGGAGTCTTCGGGTTTGATGTATCCGGCGAACCTCACTCGGTTCTTGTCGTCACATCCAGCGCGTGAGACGGAAACAAGGAGCGTCTCGTCAGAGTTGACGACGAGCTCGAGTTCGGCTGGAGCGTTTTGAATCATATGGTAGGCCATAGGTTCAGCGGTAGTTCTGGAACTTGTAGGTCGAGATGTCGCGGGGGGCGTACTTGGGCTTCAGGTGCCCGGTGTTCGCCAGCCAGCGGTAGACGACCGACTTGTCCATGCCGAGGAGTTCGGCCGTCTTGCTGGCCATGTAGCCGGTCTTTTCGTAGACGGGGAGAATCTTCTCTTCCCAGCCCGTATGGTCGTGCTTGTAGATCGTGCGGCCGTTGTGGTTGTTCAGGCGGTAGCCGAGGATGCGCAGCCACTGATTGACGCAGGACGACGAGATGCCCAGGCGGGAGGCGATGTCGAGGGCGCCGAGGCGTTCCTTGTGGTCGAGTTGCGGGAGTTGAGCGCGGAAGGCGAGGATGCGGTCGAACTTGAGTTGGCTCATCTTGACGCCGTTCAAGGTCTGCGTGGCCTTCGGGGGGCGGGGGGCTTGTCCTTTGGGCATGGTCTTATTTGTTGCGCTTGGCGTAGGGGCCGCGGCGGTTGAGGTTCGACCAGGAGATGCCGGCGAGCGCGATCCACGTGCGGACGGCGCCGACGGAGACTTCGAGGGCCTTGGCCGCATCGGCCTGAGACTTGCCGGCGGTGTTGAGTGCGTTCAGTTGCGGGAGCGTCTCGGCCAGACGGCGGGCGGCGTGGGGGAGCACCGGGCGGGACAGGCGAATGGGGCGGTCACCGACGGTGATGAGGTCGATTGGTTCTTGGTTCATGGTGTGGGTGGAGATTAGGCGAGGTGCCAGCAGAGGATCGTGACCTTCGGAGACTTGGCGGTGCCGGCGTCGCGGTACTCGACGACCTGGTCGAAGAGGGCGCAGACATCGGCCTTGGCCTTCGCGGTGACGTACTTGTTGAAGTCGCCGGCGGTGGGCTCGCTCGCGAGGACGACGAGTTGGCCGCGGGCGTGGTCGATGCCGTAGAGGGCGTAAGAGCCGATGCCTTTGACGTAGCCGTCCTTGTCCTTGACGCTGGCGGCCTTGCGGAAGTCGAGGACGCGGTGCTTGAGGAGTTCGTTCATGGCCTTGTCGGAGACGAGTTCGGCCTTCTTGGTTTTGGTAGTCATGGTGGGTGGGAAAGTCTTAGTGCTGGTCAATGATGGTCAGGAGGTCGGGGCCTTCGGCGAAGAAGACGATGACCGTGGCGATCAGCGCGGCGATAAGGATGAGTTTGATTAGGTTCATGGGTTTGGTGGAACGGAAAGCACCTTGCCCGACTGTTCCGCATTCGTCAAGCACCTTTCCGCAAATACCCTGTGACCCCACTCAAGGGGTCAGGGCGCTACATATGATACGCCCTCAGGTCATCGAGGCCCGCCATATTAAACGTACCCCTATCTGACTGAGTTCAGTTTGCCCTTAGGGTCGCCTTCGTCAAGGGGCAATAGACCCCTCTGGCTTGCCCTAGGAGGCGTTTTGACGGCGGGAGCGTAAGAAGACCGCCATCCCTACCCCTAGGCACCCCACGGCCAAGGCCCAGCCAAGGTCGCGGACGGCTTTCAGCGCAAGGGTCGCAGCTGAGAGACCTTGCTCGACGCTGACGGAGTCCGACTTGATACCCGCGTCCGTCACGATCATGACCAGTGCGTCCCGAGATTGGAGGAGGTCGAGCACCACGCCAGCGATGTAGGCGGACGCAAACGCCGACAGCCCCGCGAAGGCCGTCAGTAGGCAGACCGCCAAGACGAGGTTACTTCCCCCGTTTGGCTGCTGGCTTGTTGGCTTTGCCTTTCCCATGGGGCTTTGACGGTTTGCCGACGACGGAGGCGACTTCCTTTTCTCCGCGGGCTTTCACATACTTTAGCAGGTAGTCCAGACACTCGGGGGCCGCGTAGCCTGCCGCACCGACGACGCCCATGCGAAGGCCCGGAGAGGCGATGTGTTCCTGGACTGCGTAGCCCACGATCGCGGCGGTGATTGCGGCGGCGGCCACACGACGAGCAACCCAAGGTAACGAGACGGGTTCCGTGCTGAGGAGAAGTCGTGCCGTCATCGCCAGGCCTCCAAGGATAGAGGCGACGAGGCCGTCCTTGACCTCCTTCGGGATGTCCTCGGGGTTGAAGGGTGCGGCGCTCACGAGATGCGGGGAGGCTTGGCGTTAGGGGCGAGCATCACGCGGCGGTAGTCCTGAGCCCAGAGCATCTTGGCGAGGGCTTTGCCGGCCTTGTCCACTTCGCCTTCGGAGAGGGCTGGGAAAAGCAGGTGGACCTGTTCGTGGCAAAGCACTTCGAGCTGACGCTTGGCGCCGAGGCGGGGGTCAATCTCGATGAGGTCTTCGCCGATGGTGGCCTGACCCCACGCACGCTCGCGGCCTAACTTGCGCCAGACGACCTTGACTTGCTTAGGCTTGCGGCGGGACATCGTGGTCGTGCGGAGATTGGGCGGGGTTAATTTCCGCAGATTTGCGGAGGTTCTTGTCGGACTCGTCGACCGAGTCTTTCACGCGATCCGCGAGCCACCAGAGGCCGAGGCCGCAGGAGATGACAATCGTCGCCCCGGCCGCATACTCAAACCAGGGACTGTCGATGATGAAGGGGACGGAACCGCAGAAGGCTCCGCAGAGCAGAAGAGGGATGCCGATACGCGGCCCCATGAAGGCGGTCGTCAGCGCACCGATCACGGCGAGGCCAGCACCGACGAGCGTCCAAACGTTATTACTGGCTTCCTGCTTAACACGGACGACCTCCTGCGTTAATTCCTCGATACGCTTATCCCGGGCGAGGAGGGCGGCCTTGCTCGCGGCGACTTGGGCTTCGAGGTTAGTCCATGCTTGCTCGGCGGCCTTCTGCTTCTCGGCGGCCTTGGCTCGCTGTTTCTCGTAGTCGGCGGGGGTGGCTTTCTCCGATCGTTGGCGCGCGTAGGCGAGGTCTCCTTCGGTGGGCTTCGGCAGGAAGGACGAGGCCACGCTCAGTTCCTCTTCGACGACGGAGGGCTTCCCTGCGGTGTTCGCTTCCCGGGCGATGGTCACGGCGGCGGCCACGCGGGAGTCGATGACGTCGAGGGTCGAACCGACGGCGGAGAGGTCGGGAGCCTTGGGGGCGGGGACGGCCTCGGGGAGTGCGTCGGGCTTCTTAGGGCCGAACAGGCTGCACCCGGTCAGGGCCAAGGCGGCGATGACCAGGAGCAGGCGCACGGCTTAGCGGTTTTTGAGAACGTCCAGCAGGGACTTGCCCTTCTCTTCGAGGGAAGCGGCCTTGGCGGCGTGCTTGCGGAAGACGAGGGCGCCGGCGACGAAGCCGACGAGGAGGGCGATGAGGTGGGTAATCATTTGAGGATGTCGGGTTTGAAGTCCTTGAGGGTGGCCACGTCGTCGGGCAGGGCGACCTTGGTGACGTCGCGGAGGGCCTGCTTCTGGGCGGCGATGCTGGCCTGCTCGGCGGTGTCCCCACGTTCGACGGCGCGCATGAAGGCGAGGTCGAGGGCGGCGAGTTTCGGCGCACGCTCGGCCCGGAGTTGGTCGAGCTTGATGGCCTTGGCTTTGTCGATGTTGATGCGGATGCTCATTCGGCGGAGAACTCCCATGCGTTGCGGAAGGTGCGGTCGGTGGGGATGGTATCGGCCTCGACGATGCGGAAGGGGACGCCAGCGGGGACGTCCTTCGCGGCAATCTGCTCGGCGGTCAGGCCGCAGTCGGGAGCCGGGATGATGATGGCGACGCCGCCTTCGGGGGTCGGGTAGATGATGCGAGGGTTGTTCATCGGATGAATACAGCGTGAATGTTCTGCGTATCGATTACTGTCGAGCCGTATGAGGATTTAAGCCTGAAAGCCGTAGTCGTCTGCGTGTAAGTTCCCCAACTCGCAATCTGGACGCCGATGCTGAATGCGGCAGCACCAGCAAAACCAGCAACGGCATAGTTTGCATCTGTAAGTGCGGTCGTGAAGTTCACGGTGTAGTCACCCGTTCCGTTGTCGGTGATGCTAGTCACGTTCATCGAAGCGCGGATGGCGACCGTGCCCGTGCCGTTGAAGTTCACCCAAGCCTTGACGTTGTTCGTCGGGATGGCGGCGGTGACGAAGGCGGTCGTCGCGATCTGCGTGGTGTTCGTGCCAGCCGTGGCGGTCGGTGCAGTGGGGGTTCCCGTCAGAGCAGGGGAGGCCAGCGGAGCCGCACCCGACACATCCGCGACTGCCAGCGTGACCGCACCAGTCCGACCAGCGACCGAAGTCACAGGGGCGGACGTCAGGTATCCGGCAGGGTTGGAGGCCAGAGGATAATACAGGCCGTTGGCGACAGTCGTCGTCGAGTAGTCCGCAGCAGTTGCGGTCGCCATCGTGCCAAGGCCGGAGATGTCGTAGGTCGACAGCGTGACGGCTCCCGTGCGACCAGCGACGGAGGTAACGGGGGCGGAGGTCAGGTAGCCCTGAGCCTTGACGAAGGCCGTAGTGGCGATGCTGGTGTCGTTGTCGCCAGTCGAGGGAGTCGGGGCGGTCGGGTTGCCAGTCAGGGCGGGAGAGGCCAGCGGGGCGTAGGTCGAGGCCGCCGAAGCCGTCGTCAGGTAGGACGACATTCCCGCGATCGTCTGGTAGGTCGACGCGGCGGTGCTCGTCGTCAGATACGAGCTCATTCCCGACAATGTCTGATAGGTCGAGGCAGCCGTGGACGTGCTCAACTTGGCGTCGAGGGCGGACTGGAGGTCAGTCTGCGAGCTGAGCGTGCCGGTGATGCTACCCCAAGTCGCACCAGTCGAAGCGGAGACAGCCGCCGTAACGAAAGCCGTGGTGGCTAACTGCGTGGTGTTCGTGCCAGGGGAAGCAGTCGGGGCGGCAGGAACGCCGGTGAAGGTAGGGCTGGCGAGGTCGGCTTTGTTTGCGGCGCTGGCGATCGTGAAGTAAGTCGAGGCCGCCGTGGCCGTGGTCAGATACGGCGTAAGGGCGGACGAGGTGATGTATCCCTGCGAGGTGACGAAGGACTCCGTGGCGTAGCCGGACAGGGCGGCGGAGGTGATGTAGCCAGCCGGGTTCGTCTGGAGGTAGTAGGTCGACGCGGCAGCTGAAGTCGTCAGGTAGTTGCTCGCCGTCTCGACCGCCATCGTGCCGAGGCCCAAGTTCGTGCGAGCCGTGCTGGCAGAGGCCAGTCCGCTTAGATTGTCCGCCTTGAGCAGGAAGCCAGAAGGGCCGGGGTAGGCCGTGGTCTGCTGGGTCGTGTCACCGAAGTTGATTACGCCAGTGCTACCAAGCGTGATAGATGACGAGCCATTTAGGGCGATGCTGGTCGAACTGACCTGCACCGAGTTTGAACTCATCGGAGCAGACCAAGTAAATGTGCCTAGGTCGGAAGCACCTGTCAGGGGTGTATAGGTGGCCGCTGCGTCAGCCGACGTAAGCAGCCCGAGCGTGCCGAAGGACTTGTTCTTCCAGAGGTCGGTCGAGGACTCGTAGGCCAGCAGGTCGTTGTTGGCCTTGCTGGCGATCGCCACGTCATGAAGTTCGTCGAGCTCGTAACCGTTCTGCACGGCGACGAGGATAGTCCCGAGGGTCGGATGCGAGCGGATGACGATGCCGACGTAGACGAGGTGCTGAGGGGCGGAAGGCTTGGTGGTCGTCCAAGTGCCGGCGGTCGTCGGGGACAGGTAGAGCTGCACCCCTTCGGTCAGGGCGGAGGTATCAATGTTCTCCAGTTCGCCGCGGACGATGACGAAGCCCGTGCCGTTGTTGGCGATGG